ATGAACAAAGCCATATTGGCCGGTCTGACATTCTGTTTAATGGGTGGATGCGCGATAAATTCTGGTGTTGTCCCGATGGGGAAGGACACCTTCATGGTTTCTCGCCAAGCCGCTACTGGATTCACCGGATTGGGTGAACTCAAAGCTGAGTCGTTGAAAGAATCCAACCAATTTTGCCGAGCCCAAGGTAAGTTTTTACAGGTAATAAGGACAAGTGAGTCAAGCCCCCCTTATGTCTTTGGTAACTACCCGAGGGCAGAGGTTCAATTCATGTGCCTCAATGCAAATGACCCTGAACTAAAAAGGCCCAAGTTGAAAAAAGAGGCTGACACAGTCATTGAGATGCGCAAATGACATATTTTGGGGGGCCATCATGAAAAAAATAGTCTTGGCCTTGCTGCTTGTCCTGTGCTTGATGCAACCGGCCTGGGCGGGATTCGATGAAGGCGTGTCCGCCCACAATAAGGGTGACTACGCCACCGCACTTCGGGAATGGGCACCTTTGGCAAAGCAGGGTAATGCCGATGCCCAATACAACGTGGGCCTCATTTATTATCTTGGCAGAGGAGTGCCTCAAGACTATAAAAAAGCGTTGTATTGGTATCAACAGGCAGCCAATCAGGGGAATCCATTGGCAGAAACCAAATTGGGGTTTTTGTATTCCAGGGGGATTGGTGTCAAGCAAGACTATGGCAAGGCCGTCTATTGGTTCAGGAGGGGTGCAAAGCAAGGCATATCATCTGCACAGTACAATTTGGCCCTCATTTATGATCAAGGATATGGTGTAACTCAAGATTTTGAAAAGGCACTAGTCTGGTATAAAAAGGCCGCCAAACAAGGTAATGCACAAGCACAATATAATTTGGGCATGTTGTATTTCAGAGGACAAGGTGGCTCTATAAATTACGATAAGGCCGCTATGTGGCTATATAAAGCAGCAGCGCAAGGAGATTCACGGGCTCAAGGTATGTTTGGCATAATGTGCGCTCTTGGCAGAGGAGTTCAGAGAAATGTTGTCAAAGCACTCATGTGGTCTATTTTGGCTTCAAAGGGGGTAACAGGCCATTACGCAACGATAATAGAAAAGCAAAAATCACGACTTGTTTCAAATATGACCCCACAGCAGATAGCTGAAGCCCAGCGCTTGGCCCGCGAATGGAAGCCTACTCCTAAATAATCATCAGGTTGGGTGGCGAGGGATATCTATATGATAAAAGCATGGCTTCTCCAAGAAATGGGAGAGCCTTGCAGCCGCCGTGAGCCTGCATTTCATGTATTACAATCACGCCCGGATACACCGGACGTTGAGGGTAACTCCCGCGATGGAAGCGGGAATCAGCGACCACATTCGGGAGTTAAGAGAGGTAGCCCAACATTTTACAATGATAACTTAGCGCCCTACTTTTTTGAAAGCTTCCGATAGCGTATCAGCACCCTCCCGTTTTTCGCCGATACCAGTTATAGAACACATGTCTATTTTGTTATCTTTAAATTTAATTGTAAGTTGCAGTCCCATGCTTTGGACTTTCTTTTCGTCTATTGATTTCTTCACCACTCCAAAAAGTTTTTGTCTGTCTTGGTCTCTCATGGGCATTGAAGTAGCCTCAAACTGGATGTCTCCCCTTTTGAGCTTAATGGTTTGTTTTTCCAGGTTGAGTATCATGACCTCAAATGTGTCATCTACCCATAGCGACTTTTCAATAGGAGATTTATCAACAGGGGGCGGAAGGAGTGCTTCGGCTTGATCCTTAGTAAGCACTCTGTTTTTACTAGGAATCTCTAGCTTGTCTCCCTCTTGCATGTTGCGAATTAGGTAGTCCATTGAAGATTGCGAAGCTCGCAAACCATATAATGCTTCTTTAGTTATATTTTGCATGGCTATTATCTGTTTTTCATCTTTGGCATATTGTGCTATATCTTTATTATATTCAAGAACTTTACCAAGGGATAAATAAGAGGCAAATACAGTAATTCCCACAACACCAAGCCAAAAAAGATGCTTGCTATCCATCTTATTAACCACCCCCTGTATCGCTTTGTCCCAGTCGATATTTAACCAAGACGAACCCTCTCTAACTTCTACGTTTATTACGAGAGAATCTATTATTTCTTGTGAACTTCTTAAAGTTACTCTTTTTTCGGTAGCTACGCTATAAGCCTTAAATATTTCGTTTTGTAATTTTAAAACAAATTTAGCGATTCTATAATCAACATATCCTCCCCAATGAGACCCCTTAAGAACTAATTGAATATTAACATTACTTGATATTTTATATTCTTTGATCGGCGCATCGCCGAAAACAATATTAACGGCTTCTCCATAAAGCTGCTCTAGGCTCTCTATTACTATTGTCTGTGATTCCATTATTACGCCCCCACAATTAAGTTCTTATGATTAATAAGGCAATTTGTGGAGACGAGTCAACTAGTATTTATATTTTAATACTTTTGTTTAGTAGTTTCAAGGTTTCTACGAATTGATTCACTAGCGGGCCTTGTGCCTATAAGGCAAATTAGTGTTATTTATTTAAGTTGACTTTCCCACAACGGCTTCACCCTCCCGTGAGTCACCATCCGGCTCAGCCCCAACTTATCCTCCTTGAAAAGCTCAAACCGCCCCCGCCCCAGGACACCCCGCACAAACTCAGGGTCATCCTTCAATTGTCCCCTAAGCCAAGTTTCATAGGTCATCCCAGCGGGCACTTGCTCCACCTGCTCAACGGTGAACTTCCTTGACCTTGAGCCGTCGCGGTGATTGACCCACCGCTCCGAGTGCTTCACCGCTGCGCGCGTCCCGTCTTGAACCTCCTCACTCAGGGCGGTCACCGGCACGTAGAGGCAACGGCAACTCCAATGCAGGGGCAACATGGGCTTGGGCATCCCCATGGGGTACAAGCGCCCCTCAAGGGCTCCACACCGTAAGCAGGTCCGCCCGTCCAGAGTGCCCACATGCCGCCAACCGGTTATCACTGAGCCGAAAACCTCTTCGAATGTGGTGTCCCTGGCATGGTTGGCGGCGGATAGCATGAAGGTCCGGGCCAGGCCCTTGAGCCCCGGCACGCTGCCCTTGATGCCCTCTCTCCGTAGCATCCGGGCCATGGAGTCAACCCCTAGCCCCTCCACCATGGCTTGACGGCCAACCGATAAAATTCTATCCGCCGCGTTCCGCTCCAGCTTCGCCAGCCAATCATTTAGGACAAGCCCATCAACCGTCCCCGTCTCTGCCCATAGGGTGACCGCCGCCTTGTCGAGGGTAAAAGGGCTCACGTCCATTGAGAAGGCCTTGGCCCCTGCGGCCATGGTGAAGGTGCCCATGGCCTCGAAGACCTCTGATGCGGCCCCTGAGACAGCGTGGGGGGCCTTGCCTTGATAGACCTCTGCCAACACCGCCCCCACCTGGGACCGCTGGACCTCAAGGGCCCGTTTCCTCTTTTTCAAGGTGGCATTCCCGAAGTCCGTCCCAAGCTTGGCCTGGACGGCGGCCAGCTTTCCAACAAGGGTGTCTTCCGCCCCCTCAAGGGCCTTTATCAGGTCATCGGCCAGGGCGTTGGCCCTTTGGTCAACGCGATGCTGAAACTTCAGGATGTCATCGAAGAGGGGCATGCTACCTGGCCGTCACCTTGAGACCGGCCACGCGTTTGCCGTCCCACTTCACCGCAGTCAGACGGACCATGCCGCTGGGGGCCTGCTTAGAGTGGCCGTATTCAAGGGGGACTATGTATTCCACGGAGTTGGTGATGTAGATGGGGGCACGGGCCAGGTCTTGCAGGGTGAGCCCTTTCAGTTTCGCGGTCTGGCCAATGGGTATGCCCGAGCCGTGGGAGCCAGGCGGCTCACAACTCAGGTCCGGGGCTCCTATCCCTATGCGCCATGAGGCCCGAGCGCGTCCGGTATCAACAGGGGTCTGCATCACAAGGTCAGTAAAAATGGCGATGATGATGGCGACTACGTTGACGGCAAGTTGGCCTGAGACCATTTCCCTGAAACGGGCCAAGTCTTTTGCGAAAGTACGCTGCACGGTCATGGCCGAAAACCCTTCATAAAAGGCCCCCCGAGGGGCGAAAGGACCAGCGGGCGGGGTACGTCCGCTGGCGGTGTATAACCCCTCAGGGGGCCGGGGGGGCGTAAAAAAAGGGGGCCGGACGGCCCGGCCCCCTAGGAGCCTTTTCGGGGCAGGAACCCCACGCCTGGATAAGGCTCTCGATAGGCGCCGCTGCCTACAACCCTGGCCCTAAGTGCCGAGCCAAGCCGTAAAATTGATACCGGTCGCCACGGTGCCGCTAACCGTGGTGTAAATTCTGGTGTGGGGATAGATGACCCCGTTTCGCTCAGTCCTGAACGGGATGACATAACGCCCCACGGCGCTATCCTGGTCACCGCCCAGCACTTCCGCCGCCCCAATCTCGATGATGGCCAAGTCCTCTTCATCGCCGGTGCTGAAATCGGCGTTGTCGGAGCCCTGGAGGGCGATTTTGTACAACTCATCATTCGAGGCAATCTCAATCGCGGTCACGTCCACATAAAGATAGCCCTCGACAAGGCCCGCACCGAGGTTGAGGGTCTTGGCCGCACTGCTCACGGTGGCGGCGGCGGAGGTGGCGACTAGGCCAGCATCCTTCAATAGAAGGTTCTGGTCATAAAAAGATTCGCGCATTGTCATATCTCCAAACGGCCAGGGGCCGAATTAAGCGTTCTTGATGCCGTACAAACGGGCGGCCGACTTGGGATGGAAAACGGCCATGCCGGTTATCCATTCGATCAAGGTCCGATAGGCCACGCCGCCGGAGTACAACCCCTGGTCGATGACATCCAACTCGCCGCACTGGAGACCGCAGACGAACTCGGACACGCCGAACCGAACCGCATAAATCGAGGTGCCTACATCGGAGCCACCACCGGGGTTGGCCTCGGTAAAGCCCAGGATGGCCGTGCCGGTCTCATCGTCTTCGATGGTCGCAATGGGCACACCCGCGTAAGCCAGGAGTTGACGCCCGAAGCTGTCGGAGATGGCCTCAGTGGCTTGGTTGGCGGCCCTAACGAGGGTGTTAACCTTCCGGCGCATGGTCTTGTTGCAGAAAAGCACGTCGGGACCGCCCTCCACCGCGTCGATAAGCTCATCCAACTTGGCCAGGGTGAGAGTGTCACCACCGCTGGTAGAGCCCATGGCAACGAGTTGGTTGCCGGTAAGGCGGGCCTGCAAACCGTCGAACTCGGTGACGGTGGTTTCCGAATCACCTTTGAAGAAGGTCTTTGTAAACCGCAAGGCGGCGGCCTTGGCTTTGAGTCCGTCATGGATGGAGCGCTGGTTATTGATATCCCCTTGCGTCTTCACCAAAACGCGGTCAACATCCGAAACACCGCCCAAAATAGCCAGGGACTCAGTGACCGGGTTGATAACGCCGGTCGATTCGGTGTAGCTTCCGCCCACGGCCCGGAAGGCGATTCCGGGGAGGGTCTGCTCACGGTTGTACTTGTAGGAATCCGAAGAGACCCCCAGGAAGGGCAGGCGCTCCAGCACAGGGGAGGTGCGGGGGAACACTTCAATGACGCCCCGCTGGAGGGGGTCGGTCTTAAGTTTTGCGGCTTCGAGTAGAGTCAAGCTCATGGTGCATTACCTCACTTATAGCCCCGAGCACGCATATCGTGGGGGCTGAGTTTGTCGAAATCGGTAGGCGGTTTCCCGCCCGGTCTCTGTGCATCTGGCCCGCTCGTGGGGGGCTTGTTGAAAAACCCCTTTTTGGTGGCGGTGCGAAGCCATTTCACCTGCTCTGCCGGTTCGAGGTCGGGTATCAAATCGCGGAACTCTTCGGGGATTTCTTCCCGAAGCTCTGCAACAATGCCCTTTATTACCTCTTCGGCATGGCGGCGCTGGGCAACCACTTGGTCGAAACGGGCTTTCGGTATGGAGCCCTCTTGCTTGTTGGGCTCCTGGTGGCCTTGGTCGGGGGCCTTATTGACTTCGCCGTTATCGGGGGCGCTTCCGTTGACCTGTTCGTCACTCATGGTGCTGGCTCCTTTTACGCCTGAGGGGGCGGACTAAAGCTGTTTCTCTTCGAGTTGGGCCCGCTCGTCCTGGATTTTCAGGAGGTAAGCAAGGGCGTTCTCTCGCGTCTGTAAATCGGGGTTTTTCTCAAGGGCAACGTCAACGGCGCTGATAACGCCTAGGTCTAACAACCGCTCCCAAGCCTGGGCTTGCTCATTGGCGCTCATCTGAGGCTTGGGGTCGTAGAAGTCCACCTTGAGCTTGGCCTTATCCGAGAGCTTGCGCGTGGGGTTGTGGGCGTTCCACACCGTGCGCATAAGGTCGAAAAGCTGGCCTTCATATCGACGGAACAGGGCAACATCATCACGCCGAAGCTCGTCTAGCTCGCGGTTGCTCACCAGTTTGGAAAGTCCGCTTTCGTCGGTGGGCTCAGTGCTCAGGCTGGAGGCGGGCAGGCCGTTGGAGACTGCGGCCCATTTGACCAACTTGTCGATGGCGGCCACCACCTCATCAATCGGGGCGTTGGTGTTGGCGTATCCGAGTTTTCCGCCCGATGGCAACAGCACCATATGCCCCGGATCAACCCTGAGCTTTCCGGCCCCCGGCATGCCCTCTATCCAACCGACCCCAAAAGCCTGGTGCTCCAGGGTGTACATGAGGTCGGTCAATTTGAGGTTTACAGCCTCTTGGAGGGATATGAGGTCATCACCACCCGTGCACCAAAAAGAGTCGGTAGGTATGCGGTCCCATACGGGCAGGAACGGAATGACCCCATAGATGTTGGGCTCAGAGGTAAGGGTGTTGCCCCGATAGTCCAGGCGCTTGAACTCGTCGGCGGTCCATAGGCTGTAAGTCACCTCGTCAACCTTTGCGGACGTGCCGTAGTGAGTTATTAGAACGCTAGTGACCCCTTCGGGGCTTTCGCCACATTCAACGTCGAGAATATCTGGGGTGATTAGGTCAAGGTCCAGTTTGCCGCCTCGCCACACGGGGCGCACCATGACGGTCTTGACCAACTTTGCGTATCGGCTGGCCAGCTTCATCTTGCCGTCAAGGCCGGTGCTTTGGGCTATCTCCTGGAAGATTTCTTGGTCACTATCGGTGCCCTCAACATCGCGTTTGGGGGGTTCAAGGTAGGTCATGGCCAGAGCGTTGATGATCTTGCGGACGATGTTCACGAAAGCAGGGGTGAGCTTCCCCGGCTCCGAGAACTTGGCGGCCAGGAGGGCCCGGAGGTGGTCAAGCTGGGCATCCTGGTAAAAGTCCAGGCGCTTGCTTGCCTC